ACGGCATACCAAACCGGGTTTCCTACTCCCCTTGGTGGAAGCTGGTTGGGACGAAGCCTATTGCCGACAGTGGTGTGAAGAAAACGATCTGCTATCGCCTATTTACACCGATTCCGCCCGTGGTGGGTGCTGGTTCTGCCACAATCAGGGACTGGATCAGCTTCGGTTGCTTCGGAAAAATTATCCCGATTTGTGGAAAATCCTTCTCAAATGGGATAAAGATTCCCCGGTTTCATTCAAACCAGATGGTCATACCGTTCATGATTATGACCGTCGCTTCCGTCTGGAAGACGAGGGTAAGGTTCCCAAAGACCGCAAATTCCGATGGAAAATGCTCGAACAAGAAGGTGATGACATACCGCTCATTGTTTATGACTGCGAGGTTTTCGCCTATGACAACCTCGTTACCCTCAAAGATAGGGAAACCGGAAGAAAAACACACATCTGGAATGACAGCGAAGCACTCAAAGCCTGTATTGACGATGACAAGGTTTATGTTGGTTTCAACTCGAAGCACTACGATCAATTCATTGTCAAAGCCATCTGCTGCGGTTTTTCTCCACAGGAAGTCAAAGAGGTCAACGATTTCATCATCGGTGGAGGGCAAGGATGGGATTATCCGGCACTCCGTGAAACTTTCTTCCGTTTCAATAACGCCGATATCAAAGACGATATGCAGATGGGTTTGTCCCTCAAAGCCATCGAGGGTCATCTCGGCATTTCCGTCAGAGAATCCACAGTACCATTCGATATTGACCGCCCTCTCACAGAGGAGGAACGGCGGGAGGTCGAGTTCTACTGTGACCATGACGTTGACACCACTGACAAACTAATCGACATCCGCAGGGAATATCTGAAAAGCAAAATCCAAGTTGGTCGCATGGTTGGCATTTCCGATGAAAAGGCGATGTCCATGACCAATGCGAAACTGACCGCTGCTCTGCTGAAAGCAGACCGGATCCCCCACGATGACGAACGTAATTATTCTTATCCCCCGAATCTTGTCAAAGAATACATACCCGCAGAGGTGCTTGAATTTTTCGATAAGATGCACGACCCCTCTATCCCGGACGAGGAGTTGTTTAAGTCCAAAATCAATTTTGACGTTGGTGGATGCCCTTGCGTCATTGGCTACGGCGGCATACACGGTGCTGTTCCCACTTATCAGGAGGAAGCACAGGGTAACAGAACAATTCGCAACTACGACGTTGCATCTCTGTACCCCTCACTGATGATTAAGTGCGGTTACACAAGCCGTAACATTCCCTCAGCAGCCATTTTTGAGGAGGTCTACCATACTCGTCTGACTGCCAAGAAAAACGGCGACAAAGCCACCGCAAACGCTCTGAAATTGGTTTTGAACACCACCTACGGTGCGATGCTCAACAAATACAATGACCTGTTTGATCCTCTCATGGGTCGTTCCGTATGTGTCAGCGGTCAGCTTTTCCTGCTGGAGCTTGCTTCCCGGTATGTGGAAAGCATTACCACGCTCAAGCTGATTCAGCTCAACACCGATGGTGTCATGGTCTCTCTGGAGGATCATGAGCTTCCCATTCTAAATGCCATCAATGAGGAGTGGCAGAACCGAACAGGTTTCCTCCTCGAAGAAGATGTGATTCACAAGATCGTACAGAAAGATGTCAACAACTACGTCGAAATCAAAACCGATGGCAGTGCCAAATCGAAGGGCGGTTATCTGGTTCGGGGAACCTCCGTAGTCGGAGCGTTCAACATCAATAACAACGCAGTCATCGTGGCGGATGCCATCCGGGAGTATTTCGTAAACGGGACTCCGGTGGAAGACACCATTCTCGCCTGTGATGACATCTTCAAATTCCAGCTCATCGCAAAGGCTGGAGCAAAGTATCGGGAAGCCTACCATGTGGTAGATGGTGAGAAACAGCCTGTCCAGAAAGTAAACCGTGTGTACGCAACCAGCGATACCCGGTACGGCAAATTATTCAAGGTCAAAGCCGAAAACGATGCAACCGCCAAGATCGAAATGCTCCCGGAGCACTGCATCATCGACAACGACAACCAAGCGACCATCGAAGATGTGGACAAGACCTTCTACATTGAAATGGCTCGTAAGCGTATCAATGATTTCATGGGCATAAAGCCCGAAAAGAAAGGACGGAAAACCAAAATGACTACCGCAAAAGCTACCCCCACCCTCAATGCGTACCAGAAGACCCTGCTGGCACGGCAGAAGTTTCTGAGTGCAGGTGCTAAGAAGACTGGCAAGAACATGAGTCTGACGTTCAAGTATTTTGAGCTGGACGATATCGTTCCTGTTGCCATGCCTATCTTCGCAGAAGTCGGTCTGCTGCCTGTTGTCAGCTTCACCAACGAGACTGCCACCATGACCCTGCACAACGTCGATAACCCCGAGGAGGACTGCATCGTCTTCTCCTCTCCCATGCGTGAGCCTGAGGTAAACCGTGGTACCAACCCCGTCATGGCTCTGGGATCCGCACATACCTACCTCCGGCGTTATCTGTACATGATCGCTCTGGATATCTGCGAACCTGACACCATCAATGCCGCCGCAGGTCGGAACACGAGCGATGACGAGGAGGAAGCACCTGCCGCCCCTGCTCCCACTGCCACCCTCAAGCCCCCTGTCTCCGATGCAGACCGTAAGGAAACCACCAAGAATCTGACCAACGCCGACGGTAATGCCAGCGAATTGCAGATTCGTCAGTTGAAGAACATCCTGATTAAGCTGCGGGAAGCCGATCCTGCCAACGATGAGCTGGCTGTGAAGATTGCAGAACAGACTGCTGCTTTCACTTCTGTCTCCAAGGGTGACTGCGAAAAGCTGATTACTGCTCTGAGCGAGAAGCTGGCAGGTTATGCGGAGGGCACCGCCAATGGCTGATATGAAGTGGCTGGCGGGTAATCGCATCCAGATTACCCCTCCCAAGAAACCCAAGAAAATCACCGCCACCCGGCTGGCTACGATTCTGGGTCTGAACCCGTGGTCTACGCCCTTTGAGGTATGGTGTGAAATCACCCGTACCTATCAGAAACCCTTCGAGGACACGATCTATACCATCGCTGGTAAGACCATCGAACCTCTCCAGATTGCCTATATGCGTAGAGCATACGGCATGGACAACCTGCGTACCCCCACCGACATCTACGGTGCTGATTACTTCAAGAAGACATGGGGCGATTTCTTTGGCGACACCCCCATCTTCGGCGGTATGTGGGACAGCCAGTTGGTAAATCCCCACGAACAGCCCGAAGCGGTTCTGGAATTTAAGACCACCAAACGTGCTGAGGATTGGGTCAAGGATGTCCCCGAATACTACGCAATTCAGGCTGCTCTGTATGCCTACCTGCTGGGCATCGACGATGTCATCATGGTCGCTTCTTTTCTGGAGCCGGATGATTACCAGCATCCCGAAAAGTTTGTCCCCTGTGCATCCAACACCATCACCGTGGAGTTCAAGGTCAGTGAGCGTTACCCCAATTTCGATCTGATGATTGAAAAGGCAACGAAGTGGTGGAACGATCATGTGGTCAAGGGTATCAGCCCTCCCTTCGACGAGAAGAAGGATGCTGAAATTCTCAAGGCACTGCGTACCCACAATCTGACCCCGGCAACGGACATCGACGCTCTGATTGCCGAAGCGGAAGCTCTCAAGACCAAGATCGACAAAGCTACCGCCGCTGTTGCCGACGATGAAAAGCGGCTGAAAGAAATCAATGACATCATCAAGGAACACGCCATGAAGCAGTTCCGGGATGGTGATAAGAAGGTGGAAATCAAGGGATCCACTTATGTGTGGGCAATTTCCCGGTCTGAGACTACCACCATCGACAAGAAAGCTCTGGAAGCTGACGGTCTGCTGGATAAGTACCAGAAGAAGACTGAGCAGTTCCGCATGACTGTAAAATAAGGAGGTTTTTCATTATGAAAGAAGAAAACGTAACTCGCATGGCTCGTGAGGAACAGCGTATGCGTGATGATTGCGAGGATGCAATCGAGCGGATGAAGGAGAGTATGATCGAGTGCGAAAAGATCGAAGGCTTCAATAAAGCTGCAAACGACCTGCACCAGATGTACAACGCTTTCGTCGCATCCGGCTTTACCGAGGAACAGGCTTGGGAGCTGACCAAGATGTTCTTCAACAACACTACCACCAAGCGTGGACTTTTCTAAGGAGGATTTTCACCATGGCAAGAATTACTATGACGAGCGGTTTTACCCTCATCCCCGAGGGCACCTACGTTTTCCGCATCACCGATGTCGCATACGATGAGGAGTTTGGCAAACTGGTCGTCTCCATGGTCACTGCCAACGGCATGACCCACAAGGAACGTTTCTCCCTCAAGGATCAGAACGATCAGCCCAACGAGAGTGCATACAATGCTTTCTCCTACTTCGCCAAGACCGCTCTGGACAATTTCGATCTGGAGGACATCGACCACACCGACTTGATCGGCTGCTACATCCGTGCTGAGGTGATTCACAAGACCCAGCCCAACCGGAAGGATCCCAAGAAGAACATCACCTTCGCCAATCTGGGCGACAAGAGTCCTGCCCACGGTTTCGACAATGCACCCGCAGCGGAGACCGCTACCGCAGCTCCTGCCACCAAGAAGTCCGGCGGCATTGATCTGAACGCCCTGCTCGGTTCTTAATTCACCCGAGGTGCTGGTGAAGAATCAGCTTGCCAGCACCTCCCCTAGAGGAAATGCTATGACAAAAGTCGAAAAACACATGGCTTTGTGCCATGAAATCAATGACCTTTATGCCAGAAAGAACGCTGACTACGGGGACAGCTTCCACACTTCCTTCGAGGAAGAAGGTATGGCGATGGTCAGAATCCGTCTGGGCGACAAGTTCAATCGCTTCAAGACGCTTTCCCGTGGCAATTCCCAGCAGGTGAAGGATGAATCCATTCGTGACACCCTTCTGGATCTTGCGAATTATGCACTGATGGCAGTGCTGGAAATGGAGGTGTCTGAGGATGACCGGAAATGAGTATCAGAACGCCGCCATGCGTACTGCCAGCGGTATGAACTACGAGCACCATGGAATGCTCATCAACGGTGTTCTGGGTTTGTGCGGTGAGTCCGGCGAAGTGGCTGACATCATCAAGAAAGCCACCTTCCAAGGGCATGAGCTGGACACCGCCCATATTGCCGAGGAGCTGGGAGATATCGCATGGTATCTGGCAGTCAGTGCCACCGCTATCGGTTATGATCTGGACACTATTTTCCAGATGAATGTTGACAAACTCAAAAAGAGATACCCCGACGGTTTCGATACCGAACGGAGTGTCCATCGACCCGAATATGAAAAGGAGGACTAAGTCCATGTTTGTACAGAGAACTATGCCCGTTGACACCACCGTACTTTGGGTGGGTGATATCATTCGCTTCCGGCTCAACGACGGTGAGCAGGTCGAAGCCATGGCAGTTAAGCAGGAAGAAGACGGTATGATTTTCCTGCACGTTGACTGTCTGGCTCAGGAAGAACCCATGAACGAGGAATATTCCAACCGTGGCGGCTACGAGGGCTGCGATCTGCGGGTCAAACTGAACGGCGACATTCTGGAGCGTTATCCCTCCGAAATCCGAGAGCAGATGATTGCATTCCCCAATGGTGACTTCCTGCGTCTGCCCACCGAACGTGAAATCTTCGGCTGTAATACCTACGGCGAGGATGAGGAATCCAACGTTGAGCAGTGGAAGCCCATGGAGCTGCGTCGAAATCGTATCGCTCTCCATGGTTACAACGGCGGTTGGGAATGGTACTGGTTGCAGAACAAGCGGAAAAACTCCGCTGCCTATTTCGCCCTTGTCGCCAGCAGCGGTAATGCGAACTCCAACGCCGCATCCGTTGCTTTCGGTGTTCGCCCCGCTTTCAAAATCAAGAATCCCTAATCTGTGCCCCCTTGTGGGGCACACCCCGGAGGAAATTCGATGAATAAATTCGCAGAAGTCATGTTTTCCAGCAAAACTGACAACTGGGCAACGCCCCAATGGCTTTTCGATCAGTTGGATGCAGAGTTCGGGTTTACCCTCGACGTATGTGCTGACGATCAGAATGCCAAATGCGATACCTACTTCACCCGGGATCAGAATGGATTGCTCCAGCCTTGGCATGGTCGAGTATGGTGTAATCCTCCCTATGGGAGAGTCATCGCAGATTGGGTTGCAAAAGCCGCCGAATATGCTCAAGGGGGGGGGGCTTGCGGTTATGCTGCTCCCTGCCAGAACAGATACTCGCTGGTTTCATGACCATATTTACGGGAAAGCGGAGATACGGTTCATCAAAGGTCGTTTGCGATTTGGCGATGCCACCGAAAACGCTCCCTTTCCCAGCATGATTGTCATTTTTCGAGGAGGAACAAACAATGCAGGAACGCATTAAGAAGTTCAAGGAACTGATGGGATCCGCAGTTACCGAAGACTTTACCAAATGGTTGATCGAGAAGGGTTTCTTCACTGCCCCGGCATCGACCAAGTATCACGGATCCTACGAAGGTGGTCTGTTCGACCATTCTTATGCAGTCGCTATCGCACTGATTCAGCTCACTGAGAGATGCGGTCTGACATGGATGCGGGAATCTAGCCCCGCTCTGATTGGTATGTTCCACGATCTGTGCAAAATCGACTCCTACCGTCAGACTCTTGCCAGCTTCATGGATGCTCAAAACACCAAGCCCGTATACGAGTACAACACTAATACTCTGTTCAAGGGTCACGGTGATAAGTCCATCCTGCTGCTGGCTCCGCATCTGGTGCTGACTGAGGAAGAAGTCCTGTGCATCCGCTACCACATGGGTGCTTTCGTGGATAAAGAGGAGTGGCGGGATTACACCAATGCCATCCATACCTACCAGAATGTGCTCTGGACACATCAGGCTGACATGATCGCTTCTCATGTCATGGGGATTTGACGATCATGGACTTTATCAAATCCTGTGGTCAAATCATCCGTATCAATCTCAATGCCAAAGAGCGTAAAGCATTCAATGAGATGATCTCATTGGAAATTTGCAAAGCATCCGCTGACCATGAGAAGGAAGAAATGGCAGTAGTTGCATGGGTACTTCACCAGCGTTTGGGCTGGACTGAGAACGGTATCAGAAATTTCATGAAGGATTACTACCCGATTTTGAAAGAGCTGAACACCTATTATCAGGTAGACAAAACGGATTGCCCGTGGCTCTGCTCCAAGAAGCTCAAGGACAACGGCATTGATTTCGACCAAATCTATACTGAAATTACGAAGGAAGGTAATTGAAATGGGTAGAACCCACTACACAGATTACGTCAACTACTATATGCGTTACTACTGGTGTCACAAGAATCCCGTTTTCAGAACCGATGTGGACAAAGTGAATTGGGAGACCTGCGATGCCATCGCAAAAGTCTACAACCGCCAAGAGCGTGATATTCTTTCGGCTGTTTACCATTCCCGAGATACCATGGGTGACACCGTCTATGCTGTCGCAAAGCAGTTCGACGTATGTCAGGATATGGTGTTCAATCTCGTCGATGATGCCGCCCGTCGCTTCGCCAAGCAGAGAGGGCTGATATGAGCAACTACGGGAACATACCTACTGAATTGACTTCCCTCGATCAGTGGGTATGCACTCGTGAAGACAGCAAAGTCCCCATGAAAGCGTATGAGAACGAAGCTGCATCGTCCGTGGATCCGGCATCATGGTCATCCTTCTCGGATGCCGTGGAGAGTGTGAAATTGGGCAATTACGATCATATCGGATTCGTATTCAATGACACAGGAATCGTCGGTATCGACATTGACATCGGATTTGACGATGAAGGATTTCTCTCCCCTCTGGCTGCTGACATCATCGGCAAATGTAAGAGCTACACAGAGAAGTCCAAAAGCGGCAGAGGATTCCATATCTTTCTCAAAGGCACTTTGCCCTTCAAAGGGAAAAACAACCGCAAGGGTGTTGAAATCTATAAGACCGCCCGCTTCTTTATCACGACTGGAGATGCTGTTCTGTACAAATCCATCGTGGAGAATCAGGAAGCCATTGATTACATAGTCGAGAAATACTTCCCGGAAATGAGATCGGATGGAAATGAGAAGACGATCAGCAGTCGGATTTACACTCCCATTTGGGAACTGCCCCAAGGCACTCGAATCAAGTTGCGTCCCGTCTACCCTCGCATCCCGGATGGATGCCGGAACATCTGTCTGACTTCCCTTGCTGGTATGCTCCATAATCAGGGGTACAGCAAACAGCAAATCTATGATGAATTGGTCTACGCTAATACGGTTGCCTGTGATCCCGCACTCCCGAAAAGCGAATTACAAAGCATCGTCAATAGCGTGACCCGTTATAAGAGGTGATGAGATGGCGTACCAGAGAAAATATCGTAAGGGTGCTCTCATTACCTCCATCGCAGACCTTGCCGATCAGGAGATCATCTACTGTAACGACAAAATTACCCACCGGGGTTGGTTCCAGTCATGGCAGCTCTCATACGCTATGCGAATGATTGCTCGACAGGCACTTTTCCGGGCGGAAGAAATCAAGAGGTAATTTATGGAACTGACTTACGTCGTAAGAAAAGAGAAGGGCGGAAGATATTACGTCCATCACAAAGATACTCCCGAAAAGCCCATCCCCGGCTCTTTCGGTGATAAGAAACAGGCTCTGCGGAGTGCCGCAAAGCTCATGAACATCCCTTATAAAGAGTATATGAAACTCAGAAAGGAAACTACCTGATGAAACGTCATGTTTATTACTACGGTGCTCCCGGCAAGAAGTACGGTATGTATAACACCGTCGCCAAGAAATTCCAGTTCGGTGTCTGCGAAGACAGTCCTATGCTGGCAGTCGCCCGTCTGTACAAGCTCATTGGTGACAACGCTAAGAAGTGGCGGTTTGAACCCCGGATCCTGCCCGACGATGTCGCAAAGCGGCTGGAGAACTTCCCTGCTCCGGGCTGGATGCCTATAGAAACCGCATTACCTCCGAAGCAGACCAGAGTTCTGTGCTATATGAAATTCTCACCTGTAAGTGAGGATGTCATCATGGAGAACTACCATTATTCCGGTGGTCACTGGTTATCTAACGGAGACAATGTCACCCACTGGATGCCCCTGCCCCCGCTCCCGGAGGTGTGAAGATGGAAACCAATGTTCCTGTTCTCTCCAATCTGACCCGGCAGCAAGCAACGGATATCATGCGACGGTGCGGTACGGAACCCGCCGATGCTTCCAACTGCGAGAAGTGCGAAGCCCATAACAACTGTGCATACTTCTTCCGCAAGGTCGCTGATCTGCTCGAATCCTCTGCTAATTTCGTATGGATCCCCGTCAATTCCAAAATGCCACCGGATGATTCCGATGTTCTGGCATTTACAGACGACGGTGTTGAGTCCCGCATCGTTCCTGTGAATTATGCAAGAGGAGTCTGGTTCGATTGCATATTTACTCGCCCGGTATTCAGTGTAACTCATTGGGCAAAGTTGCCGTGTCCGCCCACAAAAGACACCATTCAGAACTGCGGTCATACCCTTCATCTGGACTGCGGTATCGGTGACATTGTGTACTGCATCATGGGTAAGGACATCGTCCCCATGGAAGTCCAGTATGTCTACATCAACAGCAAAAACCGCATCCGGTATCATGCTCGGGAAGCTGTACTCCACCGGAATTTCCGAACCAATGCTATCGGCAAGGATGTCTTCCTCTCCATGGAAGCAGCTCAGGCAGCACTGGCAGGAGGTGTCGAAAAATGAGCGGCGGCAGATTTGAATATCTGGACAGTCGTCTGAAAAGCGAAATTTTCGGTTACTCCAGCGATAAGCCCATCAACGTTTTTGAGGATCGTGAAATCTCCGAGCTGGTATGGGATGTTCTCGATCTTATCCATTATTACGACTGGTACGCTTCCGGTGACACCCGCAAGGAAACCTACCTTGAGAAAAAGGCAGCATTCAAGAAAAAGTGGATGTCCAACCGTGGCGTGAGAGTCCGGCGGATCGTCGATGAAGCTCTCGATGAAGTCCGCAGAGAATTATACGAAACCTACAATCTTTCCGAGGAGGATCCCCATGAGTGAAAGTAGAGAACACAAGCGTCGGTATCTCGTAAATCTGGCATATACCCAGAGATTCGAGAGCTGGTTGAACCGTGAGCCGCCCATGATTCGGTTCTTTGCATGGCGGCGTTGGCTGAAAGAACGTCCTAAAAGGGAGATATAAATCATGAAAGTAACACTCATTCAAGCAACACCCAATCCTATCGAAACCATCGCTCAGATTGCGAGCATCTGCTATGACAGCGATCCCAAGAATCCCATGGGTCTGGTGAAGCACCTGTACCGTAACGGTCATCATTCCGTGCTGGAGCACATCTACTTCACCTTCAAGATCGAGGGCATTTCCCGTGCCTGTTCCCACCAGCTCGTCCGTCACCGTCATTGTAGCTTCACCCAGCGTAGCCAGCGTTACTGCTCCGAAGATGGCTTCGGTGTGGTCGAACCCAAGACCATTCATGACATCGACCAGAAGGGTGGTTACGCACACCTGATGCACACCATCACCGAGCACTACGAGGAACTGCAATTCCATAAGGTTCCCAATGAGGATGCCCGGTATGTGCTGCCCAATGCCTGTGAAACTTCCCTGTATCTGTCCTGTAACCTGAGAGAACTGATCCATCTGGCAAACGAGCGGCTCTGTGTTCGGGCACAGTGGGAAATCCGGGAGCTGGTGCAGCAGATGATCGCTCTGGTGCCCGTGGAGCTGCACTTCATGCTGGTACCTAAGTGCAAGAGCGGACGCATCATCTGCCACGAAAATTGCGGAGGTGCTAAGTAATGAAGAAATACATTGTACTTTTCACCCTGCTGCTGATCGTTGCTGTGACCATGACCGCTCTGACCGGATGTGAGCAGACTCAGGCAAGTCAGGTCTCCTACAACCTGTCCCTCGAAGCCGACAATTTCAACGATGTCCGGCAGCTCACCGTCATCAACTGCATCCAAGGCGATGTCCTTTTCCAGATGACCGGAAAAATCTCCATCGAAGTCGATGGAGTTGACAATCAGCTCGAAATCATCGTCGAAGATGAGAACGGGGAGTATAAGAAGCATTTCATTGGTCTCAGCGATAATGTCACCTACGTCGTAGAAGACGTTACCTCCGGCGATGTCAGCAATTACAAGTACACACTGAATTTCAATCCCAAAATGTGGCTTCCCGTCGAAGTCAGCACCGTGGATTGATGCACCATGAGGAGGATCCTATGAAACAGACCGTTGTTTTTGATTTCGATGGAGTCATCCATAGTTATACCAGCGGCTGGCAGGGAGTCGGGGTTATCCCCGATCCCCCTGTCCCCGGTATCAAGGAAGCTATCGACAATATCCGTGCTGTCGGGTATGAAGTCGTTGTCGTTTCCACCCGCTGTGCAACCTTGGACGGTCTCCGAGCTGTTGAAGAATATCTGGACAAGCACGGTATTATCGTCGATAACGTCATGAAGGAAAAGCCCCCTGCCATCGTCTACATCGACGACCGGGCGATCTGCTTCGACGGTCATCCCGAAACCCTGCTGACTAAGATTGTGAATTTCACACCTTGGAATAAGTGAGGTGCAGTATGACCGAAATCATCGAGCAGATGAAATTCTGCAACGAGCTGGAAAAGCGGCTCACCTATGCGGTAATCACCCACGAAAACCGCCGAAACACCCTCAACAAAGCCGACCATGCTTACCTCGCAAGCTACAACGGCATCGCTGAGCAGGGTGCTACCAAGAGCCAGATACAGGATGCAATCGTCCGGCTGCGGCGGGAGCTGAATGTTCTCTCCTCCATGTTTAATCGTGTGGAGGGCAAAATATGAGACTTAAAAAGCTGTTTCGCAGTTTTCGTGACTGCAAACCCGAGCGAGAGAAATATTGCATCGAACCCAAGATCACATTCGAGGTCGATACTTACTCTTACATCTTTTCTTTCCTGCCCACTATCGTCTTCGTCCCTTGGACGTACCGCTATACCGGATCCGCCCCACTGTCTATCACATGGCTGAACATGAGTATCTGCTTCGGTATTTGGCGAAGAAAAGATGGTGTTTTCTCCGATAGTCCCGGCAGATATGTTAAATAAGGAGGAGTCGAAATGGCTCATCAGGTAGCATTTAGAATCAAACACGACAGCGATTTTTACGCAAAGTATTTCGCTGCTCAGGACGAGAGAAAGAAGTTCAAGAATCTGGCTCGTCCCTTCCTCCAGAAGTACGGTCTCAACGAGTGCCGCTTCTGTCTCAGCAAATCTCTGATCGTTGAAATGACCCGTGAACTCCGAGAGAAATACAAGGATCAGCTCTATAAGAATCCTATCCAGAAGACCTTCTATTCTTTCAAAAAGAAGTCGCCCCTGCTGCTGGAGTGGCACGAAACCGTCACTGCCCACATCGACTTCACCCGGCTGGAGCTGCTGGAATATTGGTGGCTCAGTTACATCATGTGCGGCAGATATGCCCTGTGGGACAGAGGAGGCGAAATCTACGGTTGTCTGGAGTCCAATGACCATGTCGAGATCAAACTGGATGACTTCATGGAGCCAATCAAATACAGCGAGTATTACGCTGTGATCGAGAAGTACGAAGGAGGTACACCGGGTTGAAAAAGGAAAAGATGGGTAAAGGCGTGATGTTTGAACGCATCCGCCGGATCACTGGATATCTGGTCGGTAACATGAGCACTTGGAATAACGCCAAGAAAGCTGAGGAACGTGACCGGGTGAAGCACACCATGGGAGGTAAACTCGATGAAAGACGGTCTGATTGATCGCAGGAATCTGCTCGCTGAATTTCCTCTGCCAGATGATATGATCCACGGAAAAACCATGGTTCATATCACCGGAGTCCGAGCTGCTATCGAATGTGCTCCAGACGTTACCCCGTTTCGCTGGATCCCTGTAACCGAACGTTTGCCGGAGGATGATTTACCAAAGGGCAGCACCACCAAACAGATTAAAGTCATCGTTGCCTATAAGAGAAGAAACTGCTCTTGGGTGATACGGACGCAGCTTCGGCAAAAAGGACGGTGGTATGGACGACCCGATGAATGGGACTGGAGCGTATCTGATCCGATTTCCCATTGGATGCCCTTGCCTGAGCCGCCCGGGGAGGTATGAAATGACTTTCAAGGAAACTATTCTGAAAAAGCTCCATGACTATAAGCAGCCTATCTCCGGTGCCGCCCGTAGAGCGGTTGAAGACTGCGAAACCCTGATTCGTTGGACACCCGAGGATGACGGGTGGATCTCCGTACATCATTACCTGCCCGAACGATTTGTTTCCGTTCTGGTTTATATGCCTGGGGAGCAACCGCTCCCCACCGTGCATGAAGGTTTCCTCTCCGACGATGGTGTGTGGCAGAGCAATCTGTACCGCCGGGATCCCGGGGAAGTTACCCATTGGAAACCCATGCCGGAAGCTCCGAAGGAGAATCACTATGACTAATACCGAAGCCGCTCGTGTCATATCCGAGCTGTTAAAGAAACCCGTCCGTGTCTGGAGCCGAGACCTCACGGGCGAAGAAAAACTTGCTCTGGGGAAAGCTGTTAAGGCTTTACGCAAAGTGCAATCTCATAAAAAGGAGGTATAACCATGGCTTGTTACACAAACGTTGCTCCTGATTTCATGGACGATCTCTTGGCACAACCCTTGGATCCCGTCGTAAAGGAGCGGCTGCTCAAGAAGCTCGACTGTAATTTCGTACACAAACATGAGGTGGAAGCCATCATCGCTAAAAATGCGGAAGAATTTCACCGCCAGAATAATCTCTTGCGGGAAGAAAACCTCGCCCTTCGTCAAGCCTGTTCTGCACTCGCCCATATTCTCACGCTGCGGGAAGGGGTGTGAATACCATGATCTGCCCTATTACTCACGGAGAATGTTCCTGTGAAAAATGCGGTTGGTGGTCTGAGTATCACCAAAAGTGCTCCATCCCCGCCATTGCAGAGGGAATCCGAAAGGCGGTGAAGAAATGAACAATATTGGCAACTATGTGAAGGTATTCATGCTTCTATTCTTTATGACCATGGGTTTCTTTCTGGTCTACGGAACTATCTGGAAGATACTGGAATTGCCGCTCAACGACCGGGCGGTCACGGCACTGGCTGTGCTTGCGATCACATCAGAAGCGGCTTACGTCTGGTGGCTGAGGAGGGGATAAAATGTTTAATCGACTGATTGGATGGTTGCATAAAAAGCAACTGAGAAAAATCTGTGGATTACGTTGTGACACCTGCCCCTTCTTGCAATCGCATTGGGACGGAGTCAAATTCAAGGGACTGTCTTGTCGAAAGGAGTTGTGGTAATGACCGAAAAAGAATTACTCACCAGAAAACTGATGGATTCTCCGGGACTTATCACCCAATATAGCACTACCGAGAGTTTTCGTGACGAAGCCGATTGGCTGCTTGCCAATGGCGTGAGGATTCCGGTGTTGTGTAAGGATTGCAAGCACTGGCATGAAAACATCGGCTAGTGCGATAAGCACTCACATTTCGTTGATTCCGAAGAACAGTTCTGCCATCCCTATGAGAGCAGCAACTGGAAAATGTTCGACCCGGACTATTTCTGCAAAGACGGAGAAAGGAAAAGCAATGAGTAATTTTATTGAAGTTCATGTGAACGGACATCCCAGACTTATCAATTTGCGGTGGGTCGAGGAGATTTGGGATAACGGTAAAGACGGAGTGCGAATCTACTTTGCCTTCAACTACCCGGATGCCTGTGAACAAGACAACATTATCGTAGATGAAACCTACGATGAAATTCGCAGAATGATTTGGAGGTAATGCTGTGGCTGAATATCATGTTGGCTGTGGAGCATTTGCAATCTACGCAGGAACGCTCAACAAGAGCAAAACCATGTGGTTAAACAAAACGGAATGTACCGATGAAGCGATGTCCGCTGTTGCTCAATACATTCTTGAAAACGACAAAGCCATGAAGTTCGGGTATAATGGTAAGACCTACCGACTTGAGGTGAACGAGGTGACTGACAATGGCTAAAGCATATTTCCCCAGAGGAATTGTGATTGACACATCGGATGTCCCCGTGGATTTTGAAACAAAGATTCAGGAAGCATTCAAAGAGTATACGCACGGCACGAATCCTCAGTATATGTATCAGGACAAGCTCGGTTTTATTGATTGCTGTGTGAAGTATCTACATCAGGCTCATTGCAGTAACGAAGCAGTCAAGAATCTGATTAAAGACGGTGTTGAGTGGAATCTGGACGAATACGGAGACCTCCCGGACAAGGACGATTTCTGGAGCATCGAATTTATGGAGCATTGTTACGAGGAAGGGCGGAAGAATGCTCAACTGTACGGACACTATATTGGTCGGCACCGTGAAGATGCCATCATCATGCACCTGCTGTATAGAGCTGTCAAGGTTGTTATGGATTACAAGGAGGAGGGTTATGACTGAATTTATCTCAAGAAGCTATGGTAACAAGGAATTTGAAGTCATCATCAAGACGGATTCCGCAGATCATTTCAAAGCCACAGAACAGTTTGCACGAGAACTCATCGATCATGGGAAACCATCCAACTGGATCCCGGTGACGGAGAGATTGCCGGAGTTTATCCCCGATAACGCCCGAAAGTACCTGACCCTTTGTACAGGAGCAATCGACGGTAAACCGTACTGTGAACTGCTATGGTTTGGTCGGAGAGGTTGGTATCGCTATGACAGCGAATGGGGCGATGTCTGGTACAAGAACGTTACTCACTGGATGCCGTTGCCGGAGCCGCCGACTGAAGTGAGCTATTGTAGGAGGTGAAAGCAAATGAATGATTTTGGTGAATCCCGGGAGCTTTTCCAGCTCCGCTCCGGCAGGGTGATTCTGGATGAGGAACTTTCTGACAAAATGTTCATCATCAAGCAGGAGCACCCCGAGCGGGCAGACGATACTACTTCCGGTTTTGAATGGTCTGAAATGGGCATGGCAAATCTTTTCGGTATGCTGTATCAGAAGGAAGCTCGTTACTGCAAGGAGCACAAGTGCTGGTATACCTACGACTCCGGTGCGTGGCGGCGGGACGAGGGTGCTATTCTGGTATCTGAGAAGATCAAAGACTTTGTCCGCCTGATGATCCTTTATTGTGGTGAGATCGCAGACGATGACCTGCGGAAAAGCTACACGACTTTCGTGAATAAGATGGGAGACCGCCGGATGCGTGACCGGATCCTCAAGGATGCCACTGGCGAGCTGCACATCTCCGCTGCTCAGTTTGACGCAAATCCCTATCTCATCAACTGTCTGAATGGTACTTACGATCTGCGTGACTTCTCTTTCCGGGAAGCCCGGGCGGAGGATTACCTCACAATGCAGACCGCATTCCGCCACACTGTCAGCCGAGATGTCCGCTGCGAGCGTTGGGAAACCTTCATCGACGAAGTCACCGAGGGCGACAAGGAGAAAGCGGATTTCCTCCAGCGGGCGTTGGGCTACTCCATGCTGGGTCTGTCCAATGAGGAGTGTATGTTCATCCTCCATGGTAAGACTACCCGTAACGGCAAGAGCACCATGCTGAATACCATCGAAACAATGCTGGGCGACTATGCCCGGGTTGCCCCTGTTGGTATCATCTGCAAGAGTGACCGACTCCGTGATGCAGAAGCAGCTTCCCCGACTCTGGCAGGATTGAAGGGCAAGCGTTTTGTGACTATGTCCGAAAGTAATGAGTACGGTAAGCTGGATGAGGAACAGATAAAGAAGTTCACTGGTGGTGAAGAAATCACCGCCCGTGCTCTGTATCAGGCAGCAACTACCTACCTCCCGCAGTTTACTCTCTGGTTGTCCTGTAACGATCTACCCATGGTGACGGACAAATCCATCTTCGCATCTGAGCGTATCAAGGTAGTGGAGTTTAACCGCCACTTCTCCCCGGAGGAGCAGGACATCAATCTGAAAAACGAGCTGACTTCTCAGGAAGCCATGAGCGGTATCTTCATGTGGTTGATTCGTGGTTACATCCGGTATAAGGAACGTGGTTTGACCATGCCCCCGCACATGAAGAAAGTCGTCAAGCAGTATGAGAAAGACAACGATCTGGTGTTGCAGTTTCTGGAAGCCCGGTGCGAGTACAAGGACGATGCACTGGTTAAGACGAAAGACCTGTATAGCAATTTTAAGCTGTGGGCAAAGAGCGAAGGTGCCCCTGTTCTGAGTGCACGACGGTTTAATTCCGAGATGGAGCGGCATCCTGATTGGTATGATCGCAAGGCGATTAAGGACGGTTATCCCTATTACTACGGTCTGAAATTGCGTGACACAGTGTAAATCAAGTGAGTAAAGTGAGTGTTTTACGGTTTTTGCAGTAAAGTCTTCTTATAGGGGGCTATATAGGAAAAGTTATAGGGAAAAAGCTGAGAACACTCACTTTTATCACTTCACGGAAGGAGGTGGCAAAAAGTGGCAACTAAAAACGACTCTCTGATGGAGACTGGTGAGGAGATTGTCAAGAAGAAGGGTAAGCCCCGTGGTGGAAACAACTTTCTGACTGACGCTGCCTTGAAGGTCAATGAGGGTGATAACACCAAATATCTGATGCTCAACATCGAGCTGATGAATATGCCGGATATTGATTTGCAAGACCCTGATGCGGTAAAGCAGAGAGTAAACGACTATTTCATGTTGTATGCCAACTATGATATGAAACCGACTGTGGCTGGATTGGGCATGGCATTGGGTTTGGATAGACGGAGACTTTGGGAGATTAAAACTGGTAATAAGACCTCCAGCACCCCCAAGCTGCCGCCCAGCGTTGAGGACACAATTAAAAAGGCGTACAAATTGATGGAAAATCTGTGGGAATCTTACATGAACTCCGGTAAAATCAACCCTGTAAGCGGTATTTTCTTAGGCAAGAACAACTTCGGTTATCAGGACAAGACCGAGTATGTGGTCACTCCCAACACCCAGCAAGAGCCTGATATCGACATTGACGAGATTCGCCGTAGACATATCCCTCAGTCTGTACCGATCAATGCAGAAGATTGAGCGACTATCGAGCAACTATCAATCGACTTTCGTTCAAAAACTCCAGCGACTATCAAGCGACTATAAAATTGGCTCAGAAATTCGCCCGTTCTCCACCCGGAGGGCGGGCATTTTTCCTACGAAAATTTACGAAAATCAGCCGAAAATCCGTCAAAACACGCTGCCGTGCGTATCATTTCGGGATCCGGGCGGGTTCCGGCTGCTTTTCCGCTGATCTGGAAAACGTCCTGAGTTGGTCGTATTAAATGCCGTTCTCACGTCGCCCTGTCGCCCGTGTTGCCGTTTTCGTGTCGTGGTGCTACTCGTGTATACCCAAAATAAAAACCGCTTAAAAAGCCACTCAGAGCGTCACAGCGTAAACGCAAAAGAAAAGCCGCCACAAATGGCGACGGGATCCCGTCGGCGGTGCCGATGTCGTGCCCGTGGCGGGCGTGTACAGCCTGTTTTCCCGGCGGGTAATATCCCGGCACGGCTGCAAGCGGTCTGAGCGTTTCCGGCGGTCTGGAGCCGTGGCGGGGATCCGGCTGGACAAAAGGAAAAGCCCCGGGGCGGGTTAACGCTCCAGAGCTTTACAAGCTGTATTTATTTAGAAATTTTCAGCAGCTCCCACAAAACAACAGCGGGAAAAATCATGATACAGAATAATGTCATGCCGGGATCACCTCCAGCATTTCGAAAATTTCCGCATTTCTCAACATGGACGGGAAATAATAGGCATACTTTCCGGTGTTGGTATTTAATCCCAAATAGCCAAAATCATTTTTAGTAATGTGGATAACGTCGCTGGGTTTCGTTGCACTGGTTGCAATCAACATTTTTCCGACAATGGCGGAAAATTTCCGGGGGATTCTGTTTTTCATTTTGCGATCACCTCCGCCACTTTCCGCAAATTGTCCCATGCTGCCCGGTTATTTACTCCCAAAATAATACATCCGTCCCCGGCGGCACCCTCCCATTTTAAGACGGGGTAACGGTCGGCGGTGCATTTAATTTCGTCGTCGCAATATTGCCGGATTGCGTTGATATACTTTTCATTGTACATCATCATTTTATTCCCGGTTTTTACGATCTGACATTGTCCGTTGTCAAGATCCATAATAACGGGCGTTAATTTTGCGTCGTTGGTTGCTTCCGTCATCGTCCAAACCTTTTTGCAGGTGTCGGCGGTTCCGGGCTGGATTTCCGGCAGCTTTTCCCGTGGCGGGCGTTTTGCTTGTTGCCCGTTTTCCAGAGAGATAAACAGAGGATTAACAGGACGGGCGAAAATTTCATAATAAACAGCGGGCAAACGTAAAATTGTAAAGCCCTCAGAAATATAATAAAAATCGTCGTGATGTTCGATTAATACGGGGCGTTCGTTATTTTTAGCGAATGCGTCCAAATGCTTTTTATACGGATTTCTAGCCATTTTCAAAACCTCCAATAATTAAACGGTAAAAATAAATACTACGATCATAGTCGC